CCGGGGCGGCCGGGCCGATGCTGGGCGCTTGGTTGCCATCCATGCCGCGGCCGCCAAGAACCTTACGTCGGCCCGTGACGAGGTGATCGCCCAGGCCGAGAAGGAACGGCGACTGGTCTCTGGCGACTGGGTGCGGAAGGTGATGCAGGAACATGACGGCGCCGTGGCCTCGTTGCTGAAGGCGATGCCCAAACAGCTCTCCGGCCGGATAGCACCGCACGACCCCGAGCACGCCGAGCGTGAATTGACCAGGTGGGTCCAGGAGGTCTGCCTCAAGACGTTACACAATACCGACCCATGGAAAACTTGACCGACCTCCAGCGCAACCTGCTTGATTATCGCCGCAACCTCTACAAGCCGACCCCGCAGCAGACTGTGGTCGAATGGTCCGAGGCCAACCTCCGGCTTACCCAACGTCAGACCGAGCACCCGGGGCCGTTCTCGACGTCGGTACGGCCCTATACCCGGGAGCCCATGGAGGACTGGAAGAACCCATCGGTCTCTGAAGTGACACTGTGCTGGGGCAGCCAAACCTCGAAGACGACCACCCTGATGGCCGGCCTGGCCTGGCTAATTGCCAACGAGCCCAGCCCGGCCTTGTGGTTGATGCCTTCCGAGAATCTCGCCCGATCCTTCTCGAAATCCCGCTGGCTGCCCATGCTGGAGGACAGCCCGACCATGTTGGAATGCTTTCCCGCCGAGGCCGACAAGATCACCAACTTGGAGCAGAACTTCACCCGGTCGACACTGACGTTTGTCGGATCCAACAGCCCGGCAAACCTTGCCTCTCGTCCGGTACGGGTGCTGATCGCCGACGAGGTGGACAAGTTCGCCGAGGCTACGGCCAAGGAGGCCGACGCCCTCGACCTAGCCGAGCAGCGCCTTAAGAGCTTCTCAAGCTCCAAGGCATTCATGACCTCGACGCCCACCGTAGTCGAAGGCCGAATATGGCAACGGTTCCTCCGCGGCGACCAGCGCCGGTATTACCTGCCATGCCCACACTGCCGGGAGTTCATCAAACTGGAATGGCGCCAGGTGACATGGGACGACGCAAAGACCGAGGACGGTAAACACGACCTCGCCAAAGTCCGGGCCTCCGCCCACTACGTCTGCCAGCTCTGCCTCGGTAAGATCACCGATGCCCACAAGGTGGCCGCACTCCGTCATGGCCAATGGCGCCCAGAGAATCCCAACGCCATGCCCGGTGTGCGGTCCTACCATCTAAGCAGCCTTTACAGTCCGGATCGCAAATGCACCTGGGGACACCTAGCCGTGGCCTTCCTCGAAGCCAAATCCTCGATGGCCGGCCTCCAGGGCTTCATCAACGGCAACTTGGCCGAGCCCTGGGAACAACAGGACATCCAACAGGAACGGCCCGAGACATCCGCCACGGTGACGCTCGATGGAGGCCGCCGCTACCTGACCGCAGACGTCCAGGCCGTGGCGCCGTTCCTGTGGTGGGTCTGCCGCGAATGGAAGGACGGCAACTCGACATTGATCGCCGCGGGCCATGCCGACGACTTCGCAGCCCTCCGCCGGGTGCAGGTGGCCCTCAATGTTCACGACATGGATGTGGGCATCGACTCCGGTTTCAACACGCAGACGGTTTACGACGCCTGCGCCGCCTATTCCTCGGTGACATCCAACCCGATAACCTTCCCTTGTGGGCTGCGCTACCCACCCGAAGGAGGCCTAAGAAAGCCCATGGTGATCGGCTGGATGCCGCTAAAAGGCCGAGAGACCGGCGCCCGGTTCACGACAGCTTCCGGCGCCGTCCACCCGTTCGGCCTGTCGACATCATCATCGATGCGGACTGATGTGGTGCAGCCGCTCCTAGTGTTCGACACCGAGCACCTTCGCGATATGCTCTCAAGGCTGAGGAAGGGCGACATCGACCGAGAATGGGGCGTCCACCAGCAACCGCCCACCGTGCAGGCCGAAGGTGCTTACGTGGCGGATCCTGACCTTTACTGGCGTCACCTCGACTCACACGTCCTTCGCCCACAGGCAAATCGTGCCGGCCGGATCAAACACGTCTGGGTGAAGCGCAACCAGAAATGGCCGGATCACCTTCACGACTGCGAAATCATGCAGCTCGCAATGGTGATGCTGTGGAACGACCTTGTTTCCACACCCGAGCAATAATTTTACTAACTGGTTGAAGGCAGGCCAAACACCTGCAGGGTCTCCGCCGGAATGTTCACATTCACGGTGGCCATCAAAAGGAGCTACCTCCGGGCTGTCTACTCGACGCTCGGTGGCGTGACCCTATTGGCTGCCTTGTCGGCCAAGTCCGTGGCGGCATCGTCGGTGATCGAATCCGGCCAGGTTGTCCGGTCGACCTCATCGTCAGATGTGTCCGTCGAGTTTGCCGAGCCCGGCAAAGGCGCCCCCACCCCGTCCGAGATGGTCGAGATGTGGGAAAGTCTAATCGGGGACTACGAGCTGGCTGTTTACTACCTCGGCCAGGACGGCATTGCCAACCCCACCGACACCCAGATTTACAACAAGATGATGGCCGTGGTGCTCGTGGCTGCCACGTCTTACGGCGGCGACTTCTCAAACTTTCGCCGAGAGGCGAGCTACCGGGTGGGGATGTCCTAATGGGTTTCCTCGACACCATCCTGGCTAAGTTCCGTTCGGCACCCGTCGACCGTTATGAGGGCGCCTCGAACTCGATTCGCCGATCCTTCCTCGACACGTCGTACACCTCGGTGCGGTTCGATGTCACCAGCTCCACCCGGCAGCAGATCGTCCGGAAGTCCCGGTTCTTCGAGCAGAATAACGCGGTGATGAATCGCCTAGGTGACCTGTTCGAGAACTACACCGTCGGCAGCAACTTCAGCGTGCAGCCGGCTTCCTCGGATCCGGAATGGAATCTCAAGGCCAAGAAATGGTGGGATATCTGGTGCAGATATCCGGACATCGGATCCCGGCAGTCTTTCGGCACCCTGATGTCATTGGCTTCCCGCGGCTGGTTCTACGACGGCGAATCTTTCATCCTGCTCACTAAGGGCGAAACCGGCCGGCCCCGCCTGCAGCTCGTCGAGCCGCAGCAGGTTTCCACCCCTACCGGGCAGGAGAATCAACCGGACATCTTCGATGGTGTGCGGTTCGATACTCGCACCGGTCGGGCTCTCAGTTACTTCGTCGGCCAGGAGCAACAACAGGGACAGCTCGCCGACATTCGCTCGATCTCATCCGACTCGATCATTCACATCTACGAAGCCCAGCGTGCCGGCCAGCTCCGCGGCCTGCCGTTCGTGGCTTGTGTGATCAACGACCTTCACGACCTGGACGATCTCCAAAAGCTGGAGATGGAATCCTGTAAGCTGGCCTCCAGTGTGGCCCAGGTGATCAAGACCAGCTCCGGTGAGGTCCAAGCCACCAGCCTGCGCTCGGGTGTGGCCGGTTCTCAAGGCACTGCCCAGAACTACTACGAGAACGTGTTCGGTTCCTCGGTGAAGGTGCTGAAGTCCGGCGACGAGTTCGAGCAGTTCCAAGCCGACCGCCCCAACGTCAACATGCGCGAATACTGGCGTAACCTGACCGAGAAGGTCTGCGCCGGCGTCGGAATCCCGTACATCTTGGTATTCCCCGAGGGAATGCAGGGCACCGTCTACCGCGGCGCCCTCGATATGTCGTCGGTATGGTTCCGGAGCCGCCACCAGGTGATGGCATCGGCCGCACGCCGTATCTGGGAACACGTCATGGAGTACGCCATCCGGGTGGATCCCAGCCTGCGCGACTCTCCCGACGACTGGTACGAAGTCTCCATCCAGGCGCCGCGGGCCCCGAATGTCGACGTCGGCCGCAACTCTGCCGCCCAACTGGCCGAGCTGGAAGCCGGTGTGACAACTTTCGACGAGATCTATGGCGCCCGCGGTATCGACTGGCGCTCCGCCTTGGAGTCGAAGGCTCAACAGGCCAAATACATTCAAGACCTGGCCGGAAAGTACGGCATCGACGTTTCGCAAATCTCGACCGCCCAGAAGCAGCCCATCGCCCCGGAGCCAGCCGACATGGCCATGCAGGAAAACCCGTCGGGCACTATGCCTGAACAAATCCCGGCCGAGCCCATCCAAGAGGTTGTCGCCGTGGCAGGCCCGAAGAAACGCAAACCTAGGGCCAAAAAAACCGAATGACTAAAGTAACCAACTGGCTTTCCTACCAGCCGCGGGCCTCGGCCATGGAGCCCGCCACCATCCAGATCTTCGACCAAATCGGTGAGGACTGGTTCGGCGGTTCCGGTGTGTCGGCCAAGGCCTTCAGCCAAACCCTGCAGGACGTCGGCCAAGGCCCCCTTGTGGTCGAGATCAACAGCCCCGGCGGCAACGTCTGGGATGGTTTGTCGATCTACAATATGCTCCGAGGCCGTCAGGCGCCCGTCACCACCCGGGTGGTCGGCATCGCGGCCTCGATTGCTTCAATCATCGCCCTGGCCGGCGATACGGTTGAGATGGCCGAAGCGTCTCTGTTCATGATTCACGACCCCTCCGGAATGGTGGCAGGCACCTCGGAGGATATGCGGAAGATGGCCGACGCCTTGGACCAACACGCCGAGGTTCTGGCTTCGATCTACGCCAAGGCCACCGGAAAACCGACTTCGCAGATCCGGGCAGCCATGAAGGCCGAAACTTGGTTTACCGCCCAGGAAGCCATCCAGTTTGGACTGGCTCAACGCTCGACCGAGCAACTCGCCATGGCAGCCTGCTGGCATCCTCGGGCCGTCACCAAGACCGCCCCCGAGACCGTCCGAAACAACCTCCGCCGCGGCCTTGAGCAGTATGCCGAAGGTCTCGCCGGTGATGGCCTTGAGAAGCAGACCGTCTTAGAGGCCGAGGCCTTGGTGGCCGGTGAAGCCCCTAACGAGGCCAAGATCCAGAAGGCGAACGCATGGTGGGCGCGCAATGAGCGCTTCCTTGAAGCCGAGCCCAACAGCCCGGCAGACGTGTCAGCCAATCTGTGGGGCGGCGCCGCCGGCCGTGACTGGTTCAAGGCCCTCTATGCCCAGCTCGAAATCGAGGAAGGCGAAACACCGGATGAATCTCCGGACGATACACTTTCTACGGCAGGCACTTCCGCCTCCGAAGATGGCGCGACAACCGCGCCGACATCACAGCAGACACCACACAACATGACTGAATCCAACACCGTGGTGGCGGCCGCTCCTAGTGCGCCGACCGCCCTCGACATCGACGCCATCGTCGCCAAGGCCGTTGCCGCTGCCATCAGCGCCAAGACCATCACCGCCGCCCCGGCTCCGGAGCCCATCGCCCCGGTTCGCATCGAGAACCTCGGCAACCCGTTGCTTGAGGCTCACAAGAAGATGCAGGCCGGTGCCGACCGCCGCTCCTGGTTGATCTCCAACCACAGCGAGCTGTTGCGCCAGAGCGCCATTCACGCTCCCCAGAACGCCAACACGTTTGCCGGCAGCTTGGTTGTCGATTACCTCGCCGATGCAGTGATCACTGTGGCCGCCACTCGTTTGGCCTTGGTCTCCGCGTTCTCCCGGAACGTCGGCCTGGACAACCTCCGCCCTCAGGCACGTGTGCAGGTCAAGAAGTACAGCACCGGCACCGCTGCCCAGACCAACCCGACGAACTGGGAAACCAACAACGACAGCACCTTGGACAACGTTCAGGTGACCGTGCAGCAGATCTCCAAGAATTTTACGATCACCCAGCAGGAGCTTAACCAAGGTTTCAGCCTGGCCGATCTGGCTGCTGGTTCCGCCGACCTGTTCGCCTACGGCATCAGCGACAAGCTGACCGCCTTGATGGTCACCGGCAATTACGGCGCCGTTACCGGAATCGGCGCTGCCGCCAACTTCGACAGCTCCGACCTTCCTGCGATCCTCGCTCTGGCGAAAAACTACCGGAGCAAGAACCTCATCCTGGACGGTGGCCACTTGGCCCGCATCCAGTTCTCCGGTCAGAGCACTGCCTCCGCCGGCACCGTGGCTATGCCCGACAGCCGCTACGGCCCCCTCAACAACGGCCGATTCGGC